GGGGCAATGAAGAAAAATGTTTTAACAGTTATAGGTGAGATACATATTACCCAAAAAGAATTAGATGAAATCCAAAAACTAAATGATATAAAATTAGAAAAACTTGCTTTTACTTCTTTGGTTCTTAGTAAGGTATACAAAAATAAATATAATAATGAAAAGAATAAAAAGAAAAAAGACAATGGGTATTATGTTAATAATTTTAAAGAATTATTTAACTATTCTATGTTGAATTGCACAAAGCAACAAAAAGATAGAATGATAAAACAATTAACTGATAGTGGATTATTCAAATTAACTATCTTTTGCACTTTGAAAGTCAATTTTATTGATGAAGTTGGAGAACCAGTGATTATACTTAAGAATTTCAATAACTTTGTGTTGGAATATATGAAATATATAGGTGAAAAAATCATCTATTGTGAAGGTGGTTGTGGTACTCCACTCTCCCCTACTTCAAACAGACAGAAATATTGCGCAAGTTGTTGGGAAGAAATAAGGAGGGAACAAATAAGAGTTAATGTCCAGAACTTTAGAAATAAAAATAAAATGTAATCGTTTCAAGAATCACTAAAAGTTGCTTATAACAAGAGTTTTAGACGACACCTTCGATTTGCTATATATGAATATAGTAAAATATAATATATTTAAGGGTTTCGGAAGATTGTATGGTCGATTGCAACTTCTCCTAACAACAAATCCAAATACTGCCCAGAATGCTATAAAGAGTTACATAAACAATGGCAGCGTGAAAGCATGAGAAAACTAAGGAACAAAAATAATTCCACAATCAGAAAACGTCTAAAATGCTTAATACAAGCGTGTTTTAGACGATTTTGATAACTTATTTATCAGTATGGAAAGAACAGCATAGGGGAATAAACCGTGAACATATGCGTAGAAAACGATCTGTGGACAAAATAGAAAACGTCTAAAACACTTGATACAAGCGTGTTTAGATAACTAAATAAATTTCTTAACATAATGAATACATATATATTTATTTTTTAACTTAAAAAATTAAACAATGACAATTTTAAAGTCCTATCCTTGGGGCTTTATTTTTATATGTATCAATAGTAATTTCACTTAACATTATTGGTGGCGTTTCGCACTTCGTGAGGTTCGATCCCTCACTCCTCCAAACATAAAGGAAAAGTGCTAACCATGGTGAGTATTCCATGGAAAGGTGTTGCCGATTTAGACACACCTACTTCTTTTTACAATTCCCCCATCCTGGGGATTATATAAAATCAATTCTAAGTAAAAATTCTCCATAACCATTAAGGGATTTATAACCTATCTATATGAGGTAAAGTATTTCCCTATAAACCATTCACAAATCAATTTTAAACGACTTTTAAGCGGTTCAATAATCGCACATGAAGAAATACCCTACCTTCAAATTTACTCTTCTTAGAGAGGTCGAAAATCGTGTTTAACTGATTTTCATAACTTTGTAAAAAACGTCTAGAATCCTTATATATAAAGGGTTTCAAGCGTTTTTATTTTTTATTTAAAAATTTAACTAAATCAAGGGGTCAACCCCAAACAAATGGAGGTGAAACAAATGTATTTATTAACTAATTTCTTTAAGCGTATGAGATATTTTTATCACTTTGTGGTAGACCTCATTCATGCTTATCCAGAATGGGCTATAGCGTTTTTTATCATGTACATATTTGTAATGAAACTAAACTAATGGAGGTGTAAAAACCAATGCACGATTTAAAAATTTATTATATCAGGTCACAACGCCTAGCAGGATTTTTGATGCTTAAAGGGTTTGTATTGCAATTCATGAAACCTTTAAACGATGGCACTAAAAGAAATTTATTTTGTTTTAAAAATTCAGATGAACTACTTGAAAAAATCCAAGAGTATAAACAAATGAAAGGAAGTGAAAACAAATGAAAGACATTAATCAACAATTACAAGAGATCAACTTACAACTTTTGAGAATGGAAAATCTTATCTTAACCAATAACAACACAATACTTCAACTTTTAAATCAATTAAATAAAAACCTCACCAAGTAATCAGACCATAAGGTCTTTTACATAAAAATACGAAAGTAGGTGAGGTGGTAATGGAATTTGATGCTGAAATGATTAAATTAGTAGCCAGTCAAGGCATATTTGCAGTTTTATTTGTTTATATGCTCTTAACAGAACGCAAGGATTCTAAAGAGCGTGAAGATCGCTTAATGGCACAACTAGAAAAGAACTCTAATGTGTACGAAAATGTCATATCTGCTGTCAATGCACTTAGAGAACTAATTATTTCTAACAAAACAAAGGAGGATAACAAATAATGGATTTTACAGATGAACAACAAACTTATATTGATAATCTAATTGCTCAAGAAAAAACTAAGTGGGAAACAGAGGTTTTAACCCCTCTACAATCACAAGTAAAAGAATTAGAGCAATATAAACCAGTTGATAAAACTGAGCAAGAGTTAGCACTAGAAGCAAAGGAAAAAGAACTATTTGACAAAGAGAAAAACTTAATCCTTAAAGAAAAGGGTCTGCATGATTTTGCAGATTTTTTTGTTGTCTCAGACATTAAAGAATTAGATTCTCAAGTTGAAAAGTTCAATAAAATTATTGAATCCAAGAAGTTAAATAATTCATATGTCCCAGATGGACACAAGGCAACAGATGCTTATTCACAAGCAGAAAAAAATAAAGATACCCAATCTATGATAGGTTCAAAACTATCTAAATTATTTCAATAAAAAATTAAAGAAAGAAGGAATTTTTAATGATTAAAACAACTACATTTACCAACCTTGAAAACGTGAACCTCTCTAAGGAGATTTCTTTAGTGGCTCCTATGGATACCCCATTTACAACTCTTTTACTTGGTGGAAATCATGTAGATTCTACTACTAGCAAAATCACAACTTGGAGAGAAAAATCTTTAGATAATACTGCTGATATTTCTCAAGTTGAAGGTTCTGAAACTACTGTATTCCAAAATTCTGCTCGTGCAGAAAAGAATAATGTCTGTGAAATTTTTAAAAAAGCAGTAAGTGTATCTGGTACTGCTAGTGCAAGTGGAATCACAGGTATTAGTGATTTATTTGCTGAGGAAATCAATGATCGCTTAATCGAAATGAAAGTAAACATTGAAAAGAATCTTATCAATGGAGTAAGAAACGATGGTTCGCTTACACCTTTTGTTCGTCGTACGGATGGAATTTTATCTTTTGCACTTGCTGAACAATCTATTCCTAATGCAACTGCTGGCGCACTTGCAGAAGCAGACGTTAAAAACACTGTCAGAGAATTATGGAGTGCAGGGATGGCTACAGGTCAATATATTGGCATGGTCAACGCTGATTTGAAAGAAAGAATTGACTACATTTATGATGCAAAATATCAATATGTTGCTCAAGAATCTTTGTTCGGTTTAATCGTTTCTACCATCCAAACCAACTACGGAACAGTCAAACTTGTTTTAAATCGTCATATGCCTGTTGATAAATTGGTTGTATTTGACCCTAACTATCTAAAAGTATCTTATCTACGTGCTCCTTCTTTCGAAACATTAGCAAAGACAGGGGATTCAATGCAAGGTCAAGTAATTACCGAATTAACACTTAAATGTCTTAATCAGAAATCTATCTCAGTTTTAACTTTCGCCTAAAATTATAATTGAATATTCATAAATAGAGAAGGTGAAAAA